CGAAATGATCTACACAACTCACGACGCCCCAAATCTATCAGAGAAAAGAGACAGTATTCAAAGACTAATCGCACAGTGAGCGATGAGTTTTCCACAGACGAATCCACAGGCAACAAATCAATCAAACGACCCGAGGACTACAACCAATGAATGAACTAGACACTGATTGGATTGATGACATTCTCGACGAGGATTCGCCTGAGTATGATGACATCAACGAAGACACCCTAGCAGACACCTACACTGATTCATGAATACAATCACGCTCGACACTTCACCCCCTGTAGAGGTTAAACTATGGGAGAAGAGTAAACGTTACTTTTGGCGATACGATTACGAGGGTTGTCCTAAGAATGGTCCTTTTAAGTCTAAGCAGCAAGCAGTTAACGACGCACGCACATTCTCTGCACAACTATGACACAATCATCATCCCTATCTAATAAACTAGAAATGCTTCTAGAGTTATACGATGAGGGACATCTACCACCCGATGAGCAAGTAGAACTAGCACAGGAGTTGATAGACTTAGATCTAGATGATGACCTAAGACAGTATCAACAATTCTGTGACTATTGCATTGCTGAGGGTATGTGCTATGATGTAGATGTAGGGGACAGTTAACGACACCTAGGACAGTGTTTTGGCGCTTGGTTGATGTTACCGCGAAGCGGGTATATTAAAAACGCTTAAGTCCCTAACCTACAAAAGTAACTATCCGAGATCTCTATATTAATCAAATGAAACTTCGGGTCCCCCCTACAGAAAAAAATTCCCAGTATAATTTTACTCTCTCAACCCCTTTGAGAGCACAGTTGAATTATATCTGGGAATCACTCTCAGAGACCGCTAGGATCGCCTCAGGGCACCTTCGCGCCTCAATTACAAACAAGACTACCAAACCATGAGTATTACTCGCAAAGAAGAAATGATTGCCCTTAGAGAGCAATACAGTGATCTCATAGGAATTCCATGGACAGGACGACGTATCTACGGATGTTATGAAATCATTCGTAAATACTATAAGTATATCCATGATGACGATCTGCCAGACTTCAACGCTAGAGGAATCATCACATTCACTGATGAGGCAATTGAAGAGGGTGGTGCAGAGAAACTATGGGAGAGTGAATGGGGAGAGGAGACAGACTTCTCTACAGTGGTTGCAGAAGATGTATTACTCTTCAGATTGTATACCAATCCATTAGGAGGATCATACTCAGCACCACGGGGCAGAGCACCGAATCATGGAGGGATTTACCTAGGTAATGGTTTCATGCTACACCATCCATATGATGCTATGAGTCAGATTGCAGATCTTGAGAGACAGGGCAATCGTGTATGGAATACGAGTTGCATCGGCGCAATTCGCAAGAAGTCTACATAAGGTGTAGAAACAACGAACGTATGTCGAAACGCTATGTCCTAAACGTTGAGGTAGATGAGCACGGTGAGTGCTTTGTTACACTACCTGATCAATTGCTTGAAGATGCACAATGGGACGTGGGTGATGTCTTAGAATACTCTGAAGACATCGACGGATCCATTATTATTACAAAAGTAGTGACTTAAAAAATCCGCGAAAAACCGCGTCCAAAATTATGAGTGATACACCAAAGTTTGAAACCCTAGAAGAATATACCAACTGGGGTTTTGAGCAACTATCTCAAGGGTTAGTCACAATGACTAATCGCGTGACTGCCTTAGAGCAGGCAGTATCTAAGTTTCCCCCGCCTGGTGCGGATATGATTAAGTATAAGATACCAGAGCGAGAAGAGTATAGTAACTTAGTAGAATTGTTTGATAATCTATATGACCGTCTCCGCAATCTTGAAGATGAGCGAGACGATCTAAAGACCCGTCTAAATAAAATTGAAGGGTTTGATCATTAATTGTAATGCCTGCATATCTCCTAGAATCTGCTCGGAGCTTTCCTAATCCTATTGCAGGAGAGGAATACAACACAACCTGGAAAAGACCATCCAGTGGTGACTATGAAAGTCATTCGTCTGGTAATGGTCTTGGCACGGGCACAGATTACTTTATTACCTTTGAGGGTAGTGGACCTGGATCCTATCCTCTGGGGAAAGATGCTGTACACTATATCGGTGATCAAGAGGAGACCTGTGTAGCATTCTGCGGATATACCCGTAAACCTGTATACAGATGGTATCGTGGTGCAAAGCGCGATCACAAGTATACAAAGAATCCTGAGATGACCGAAGCAGATGCAGGATGTGAAAATGAATCGTGGAAGAAGATATCAAGTGGATATAACAAAGAACCTAGGAAAGGCACTCCATACTTCTTCTGTCTAGATCGTCAGCAAGAAGGTAGTGTGCCACTTCAGATGTGGTATTCATATTGGCCTGACAATACTATTCTAGTTGCTGGCACTGGTAACCCTTCTGGTGTTAGCACTGGTTGTGGTAAAGGAAAGTATTACGACTGTTATACCTTAGGGTATATTTTTACAAATGAGTCTGATGCACTACAGTATGGACCTGATGCTGTACCTCTGTATCATTACCGCTATGGTAATTACAGTGCGGGTAGTGGTAAAGATATTGATGACTTCTATACTATTCAACCTGCAGAGGAAGTCAATCTAGATGGTGGTCCAGTCCCACCTAAGAAACTGATGGACCTGGAATACAAGTATCAGGGTATCATTGGGTATGTGTATCCTGCAGACGCCCCTAACAGTCCACAGGAACGTGTTATAGACGTTGGTAAGTTAGGACCTACTGGTCAGTGTATAGACAAAACATCCTGGTATGCATTTGCTCAGGATGGTCCCTATGCAAGACCTGGATATTACAGAGCAACCAGTACTCCTGGTGTTGTTGGTTTTGGTAATCCTGACAATGCAGAGAAGATAAGTGAGGAAGCAAACTTTGAGTGGATGTATGGACTTAATGGAGCGATCAAAGGTGCAGTGCCACGCTTCCTAGGGTTTGAGGATTCGTATGACTCACAGTTTTACTACTACTTGTATGACACATCATACCCTTGGAATGGTCCTCTCTTCGGCATCCAGTATGGATTGAATGATATTCCGTGCTGTCCTAACGCTGATGATGATGAGGGTAACCCTATATGCCTACCTAACGAGCATTTCTACTCACACTTCTACAAGATTCGTGAGGATTCTTGGGAGACTACTAAGTCTAGATGCGTGTTAACTGATGAATCTACTAATGCAGTTAACGAATCCTTTGAAACTATTGACACAGATAGCACTAAAGTCTTGTTTAGATACCTAACAAGGAGTGGTGACTTCAATAGAGGTGAGCAAATCAACGGTTGGAATATAGTTTCCGTCCTTTATTACGGTGATCAACTCAAATGTGGCATCATGGAGTTGGAAGGTAGCGGAAGTACCTTCACTTATCAGCAGAATTTCACTTCTACAGACGGTGGTCAGTGTGAAATCCTTGCTGGATACGGCATTGCAGACAAATGTGCGTTTGCTGGAGTGTATGAATTCCCTAAAAAGGTAGCATTCTACAAGGTTGAGCTCTCTCCTAAGGCACTTATACCTAATCGCACACTGGATGAGGCAAAGTTTGAGGCAGTTATTAATGACAAAGGCGGTATTGATGAGGTTATTATCATTAATAGCGGACGTGGTTACTCTAAAAATGCAAACGTTACCGCAATTACACCTAAAGTCCTCAAGAACTTCTCACCTACAGACACTACAGAGCACTTAGAAGACCTGATTAAGAAGGATAAAGACTTCAATAAAGCACTCAACCCCAAATTTAAGGGTGATGATCCTGTCAGAGACGTGCAAATTGCTGCTGGTGGTCTCGGTGGAGCTATTGTCTTCCCCATTGACCATGATGATATCGCAGTAAAGCTCACTTCTGCCAAGTTAAAGATCGCTGCATTCGATGAAATTGGTGGTATCGCTGCAATTAGAGTGGTCAAACCTGGATCAGGATACGATGCTGAAGAGCCACCTGATGTATTTGTGACTGATCCTGAATACATTGAGTATGAAAGTCCAAACATTGGGGACATTGCTGCACTAGGACAGGGTATCTCTGACCAGTTTACTAACATTGACAGTAGTTTACCTACTGGTGGACGGAAGGGTAAGAAGCAAGACCCCACAGATTGGATCAATACCAACACCGAAAATGACTTTAGGGGCGCACCTACTAAGTTTCAGAGCCTAGGAACTACGGGTCTTGGGTCTGCGACCTCCCCCAATCAAGTAGCAAACACGGGTTTCACTATTATGAATACCCCTGTTGCCTCTGCAGCACCTGATTCTTACATCAGAATGGCGGAGCTTGACAATGAAAACGAAACAAAACTGTGTTTTGACCTCCCACCTAACTGTTTAGATGTAGATGGTCGCGGTGATGTGCTTGATGCTATCCCTAAAAAGGACTTCTGGGAGCTTATGAGTGGCAGAGATGACCGCATTCGCAAGTTTGAGTCGCAAGTTATGCCTGATGTTTACACTACAGTCACAAGATTGGGTGAATTTCAGGAATCTACGTCTCATGTTTACGGTCCTTTCCAGAAAGACCGCTGTTTGACCATGGGTCAACCTAAGGTTTACAACATTAAACGCTGGTTTGACATGCCATGTGCGTATGTTAGCAACACTGAGAAGGGATCTGCCACTCTTGACATGATTGAGAAGGGTAGAAACCTCACTGATGAGCGTGCTTTCGGTTATTTGCCTTATAAATACTGCGCTTCTAAGGTTAAAGAGGCAGAATTTAACGTATCAATCATGATTGAAGGCAAAGTTACTGGATCTCAGGGCGCAGCTTTCATGGATTTCATGGAAAGTTTCAAAAAACCCAAGGTAACACCGCGCAGAAAGGTGTCTGGTGGTTATAAAACGTGGAATTGTAACAATGGAGCGGTTAATGGGCGCTGCTATCGCGATCCTAATGACCAAAATGACATTATTTTCGTCCCAGTGGGGTTAGATGAGAACACTTTTGACTATAACCGTCTAGGTTTTAGTGAATATGAGCAATTCCAGCTCTGGTTGGGTGACAATTTGACTGGTGGAGCACTCACAGGTGGCGCATCAGTGAGTTGGGCATGGGATGTGACCACAGCAGGACCTCCAGATGAGAATGGTAACGCCACATCTACGACTAATTCGTATTCTGGCAATGGATCATACACTGCATTCAGTGTAGATTGCAATCCTAACCCTGCTTCTACCAATGTGCCTAACCATGAGTGCTGGGATACCTATACAAGGAAGACAGGAGCGCCCTCAGACGCCCCTCTAGACGTTTACTGTGGATATGATAGCGAAGGTAACCCAATCCCTGGAAACCGCTTCTGGGAGATCACAGGACCAGGCGTAGGCACTGTGCAGAATAGTCCTACAGGACCCGTCAATCCATTCTGTGCAACCTGCACACCTGCTGCATCCACTTACTATGCTTGGATCTTTGGTGGACCTCCTGCTGCTGGTTTGGAGAATGTTAATGATGCGTCTATTGCTATTGACCCATCAAGAATGTATACCAACTCAGATGGCGACAAGGTATTCAAGATGGGATCTTACAGCGGAACAATGCGTGTAAGGAATTGGTTGACTGGCGGTATCCAGGCACTGAGTAACGCATTAAATAACTTTGGCAACCCATACTTCACTGAATGTGATGTTGCTAGACCTGATACTGCAGGTAAAGATATTAACCAAGAATTTTAATGGCATACGGATTTCTAAAACCAGTTGCATCACTGAATGGTCTACCCTGCTCAGGGCATGGTCTTTGCTTACCATCCACTGTCCACTCAGTACAAGCGTGTGGCACCCCTCCAGTGCCCTACAGCATCGTTATTAAGAATTTTACATGCTGGTGGCCACCCACACCTCTAATTCCACTTACAGCGGTTAACCCAATACGAGCAACGGTTCTTGTGCAGTTTATTCCCATCATGATTGGTGGCGATACATTCACTCCACACATTGCTTTGTGTACAAATATTGTGATTTACATCTGCCCTTGCGGTAAGGGTGTGTGTCCTATTCCTACACCTATCCCATGCAGCACACTGACTATTGAAGACGCTGGTGGAGTGGGACATCCTAGAGTGCTCTTCCCAACTACGTTGACAGTGTTTGCATTCAAGATTCCTATTGCAAGGATTCTAGATCCACTGGGTGTCGGATTCCCTGGATTCTCATATCCATGCTCCTCAGTGGTTGCTTTTGGGCATCCAACTGTGCTATCATCCTAAGGTAGTTTGAAAGGGACTAATGCCCGCACGCGCAACGACAGGACTGGTTAAAGATGGATGGGTGCCTGGTAAACCAAAAATGACTCGACAGGGTACCTCTAAAAATACTAAATATTCTGCAACATCTCGTAACAGTAAAGGTAAGCGGTATCGTGGTCAAGGTCGATGAGATCTGAGACCAGAGAGTCTATGGAGATGCTTTGGTCTGCTAAGTGGAATCTTCCAAAAGCAGCAAATCACTGCGGACTCTCTTACAAAGAGATGAAGATTACCTTTAACGAGTATTGTAATTTCCATCCAGCAACATATAATCATGAAGAGGAAACTCAATTTCATTTCCCAAGACAAGGAGATGGCACTGATTCAGGAAATGATCTATCGGATCCAAATGGAGGATCCAGACATTCATCCGAGTAACACTTGTTTCTTATGTGTCTCACCAGATTATTCCAGTATTGTGACTCAACATTTGAGTCATGCACTAAGTAAGGATGGTGAGATTTATCACATTGAAGCAGTGAATGTTCCATTCCCAGATGAATCTACTGAAGCATATGCTAAGAGATTCACCATAGACTTTTTGTCATGGACTCTAGACTGGGACAACTTTGTGTTGATCGAAGCAGGTGTCATTAGAGGTGGCAACTACACTTGGATCACAAATATCATGAAAGAGTATCAAGTAGTTGGTGATCACACACCTTACTATACTGTTGCTCTTTGTGAGAATACAGGAAGCAGATTTAAGTCTGACTTCGTTTCCCATTATTATGACAATACCAAAGAAGATTTACACTTCTGGTGGGAGCGTCCTAATAACCATTGGGAATGTCCATAAATAAAATTACCATGTGGAGGAATCATCGTGGCCAACAGTCCAGTACCTGACCAGAGCGAAGACTTTATCAAATCGGGTATGCGTCTAATAACCGACCCACGAAGTGATAAATATCTTCATAAGGTGAGTCGTAACATTCAACCACCTGAGAGACCAAAGAAAAAAGAGGGTTAAATGCCTGCTTACAGATTCAGATCAGACAAGTACGTCAGTAGAGGGTTTAAGGACTTAGCAATTTCCTTTAATTCAAATCCTTCTACCGACGACTTTGGTGCTGTCAAGAATGAGAGAGCAATCAATCAATCTGTAAGAAATTTATTATTGACTATATTAGGTGAAAGACCTTTTCAGCCGAGCATTGGAAGTCGGGTGAAAGGTCTTCTTTTTGAGCCATGGGATCCATTCTCAAAAGACGCTATTAGGACTGAAATTGAAGATTGCCTTGAGCGTCTCGAGCCACGGATTACTGTACAGGATGTGCGGGTTGAAGACAACAGTGATCTAAATGAAATTCAAGTTGAGCTTGAATACTTGATTACTGGAGAAAACATAACCCAAGAAGTAACATTCCTCTTAGAGAAGACCTGAAATGGCTGCTATCCCATCACAACTAACATCGCTAGACTTCTTTGAGATTAAAGAGTCTATCAAATCCTACCTCAGAACGCGTAACGAGTTTACAGATTACGACTTTGAAGGTAGTGCTGCGGCGTATCTTATTGATACCCTCGCTTATAACACATATTATACGGCATTCAACGCTAACATGGCGCTGAATGAAGCATTTCTTGAGAGTGCTACGGTCAGAGATAACATTGTCCGCATTGCGAAGCAGTTAAATTACACTCCTAGGTCAATTAAAGCACCTAGAGCGTGTGTAACTATCCGTGTGCAGACACAACTTTCACTGAATGGCACCACATATCCAGAATTCTGCACACTTGCTGCAGGAGATGTGTTTGTTGCCCGTAACTTTAATGATACTTACACCTTCTGTGTAACCAGAGAGTTGCAAACTACGGTAAATCCCGCAACTGGTATCGCAGTGTTTGACCCTGTGCTCGTTTATCAGGGCAATTTACTTAAATTTAATTATACAGTTGACTATACAAAGAGACAAGACTATATCATCCCCACGGAAGATGTAGACACCGCCTTGGTTTATGTTGATATCTCACCTAATGCACAGTCGCAAGAGATTGACACATACAACCTTGCTGCAAACGTAACTACGCTTAACGATACTTCTCGTGTTTACTTCCTTGAGGAGTCTGATGACCTTAGATACCGTCTAGTCTTCGGTGATGGCGTCCTTGGACGTAAATTGATTGATGGCGAATTCATCAGACTGTCCTATGTGACCACTTTTGGCGAAGAAGCAAACGGTTGTAAGGACTTTGCCTTCATTGGCACTATTAGAGATAGTGACCAACGTGCAATTGGACCTGCAAACATCGCAGTCGTCACTAGAGAGGCAGCAGCAGATGGTGAAGCACGCGAAAGTGCGCTATCAATTAAATTTAGAGCACCTAGAGCATTCGCTACTCAGAACAGAGCAGTGACTGAGACGGACTATGAGCATATTGTCTCAGAAATCTATCCTCAAGCAGCTGCCGTGACCGCATACGGTGGTGAGAAACTCAATCCACCAATTTACGGTAAAGTTTATGTTGCCATCCGTCCAAAAACGGGTAATAAACTGAATGAGACAACAAAAGCAAAGATCAGGAATGATCTGAAGCGTTATACGGTTGCATCAATTGATCCTGTGATCATTGATCCTACTGTATTCTACGTTATTCCCAAATCTTACGTTTACTACGACGGTAATAACACTAATAAGAGTGGCGCACAACTCGCAAGTGACGTTTTGCGTAATGTTGACCAATTTAACAAGAATGGTCAGAATAATCGCTTTGGTGGTCGTATTGATACGTCCAAATATAACTCAATGGTCGATAATAGCGACCCTGCGATTTCTGGTAGCGTTACTCAACTGACAGTCGGTCAAAATCTTGACCAATTCGAGATGGGAAGTGTTTTCACTCAATGTCTTGACTATGGTAACCCACTTTATAACCCTGGCGATTATTCAGGCACCCCTGGTGGTAGTGGCGGTAGTGGTGGATATGATCCTGGCGATGGTAGCGGCGATAACAAAGACGGTCCTTGTTCTACCGATGCAGATTGTCCAGAAGGTCAAATTTGTATAGATGGTAGATGTCAAGATGATCCAAATGCTGGTGGAGGCAATGGTGACGATGGGAAGTGTGCTCCTGCTTTCTCTGTGGTCAAATCTGGCACATTCTATGCAACAGGTTACACCGAAGACCTTGTTAACTTGACCTTGCAAGGTTCTGGCACTAATTCAACCAGTCCTGTTGCGTCATCTCAGTCTGTTACAGACGAAAATCAAGTTTTGGTCCCCGTCAACATTAGAGATGATGGAAAAGGCAATCTTCTCCTTGTCACAAAAAGAGACGAGGTTGAAGTTGTGTTAAATAATGCTGTTGGTAGCGTTGACTATAGTACAGGTCAGGTTTGTGTAGGTCCCATTGCAATTGAAGGAACACCAGACGATACAACTCGTCTTCCTATTCAAGTATTACCTTATGGCGGATCTCTCACTATTCCACCTGGCGTTGATCCCACATTATTTGATGTTAATGTCTTCCCAATCGATTGGAAGACCAATGACATCTCAATCCCCAACTTCGATCCAAACAACTTTAGCGGTTACAACTTCGGTGACCCAAGTGGGATAAATATCATTGATTATCCCACGGATAGTTTTACATATCCAGTAGATACCTCCTGTTTCTGAGATAGATGCCACACAAGAATATTAACATTTCGGATAGAGTTGCAAATCAACTCCCAGAATTTATTAGGGAGGAAGATCAACAATTTGTTGACTTTCTCTTACAATATTACAAGTCTCAAGAAAAAACAGGTCGTCCTTACGATATCCTGAATAACCTTCTGGGTTATTTGGATCTCGATAGTTATACCTCAGACGAACTGTCAAATGATACACTCTTATTGAGTGATATTGGTCTGAACGATAAGACTATCAGAATTGAGGCGATTGATGGTTTCAAAGCGACCGATGGATCTATCAAGATTGATAATGAGGTAATTTACTACGAGAATGTTACTCGTGGACCTGATGCTATTGTCACTCCAGGTGTTTCTCCTGCACAATTTGATAAAAAGAAACAACAACTAGAAAATCCTTTCCAGTTGTTCGATGGGACTAGAAATAAATTCCCTCTTAACTTTTTAGGCACTCCTGTAAATCCCCCTTCAGTAGATCACCTAATTGTTGTTGTATACAATGAAATGTTAGTCCCTGGGACTGATTATTTCCTTGAGGGCGATGAGATTCGCTTTGCCGTTGCTCCCCGTGAAAGATCTGGTGCTGACGACTCTGCATTCACTGAAATTATATATTTGGTTGGGTATGCCGATCAAACGATCGTCACAACTGATGCAGTACCCTTTGAAGAATATCAAAGTAAGAAAGAATATCCCCTCAGAGTAAATACACAACCATATACCCCAACTTCAGCGATTGGTCTGATTGTCAAGAAAAACAATCGCCAACTTGAGCCATATACCGACTATACCGTATATGGAAGTGAAATTATCTTTAGATTCCCACTGGGTGGCGCTGATAATATTCATATTCGCTCTGTTGAGTATATTGCCCCAAATTTTGGATCTGGAGCATCTGCAGTTGTCTCTGTCGATAATTTTGGTCAAGTTGACCGCCTAATTCCTAAAACTGGTGGTAGTGGTTATAGACTAGATTTTGCACCTAAAGTTGTAGTCCAACACAGTGAAGGTGTGGGTGCGACTGCCAAAACTTTGGTTAGTGGCATCAAGAATATTAACCTAATTGATGGTGGACAGGGTTACACGTCATATAACCCTCCTATCGCTCTTGTAGGCGCTCCTACAGGTGGTACACTGGCAAAGGTTGCCCTAACCGTAGATGATGTAACTGGTCAGGTTGATAGTCTAACTATCATGAATTCTGGTAGTGGATATGATTTTATCCCTGCAATTTCTTTTGCCAATCCTGGTGGTTGTAAAATTGGTCAACCTACAATTGATAGTGAAGGTCGTGTAAACATTGACAGTATTGCTGTCGAAGAATTTGGACTGAACTATAGCAATCCTCCTATTGTTTATCTAGATCCTGCACCTGAAGGCGGCATCAACGCTCAGGCAATCTCTAGAATCAACCAAGACGGTCAAGTCTACGAGATCGTTATTACGAATAGAGGTAGAGGGTATGCAACCCCACCTAGAGCAAGGATCATTCAACCTATTGGTGCTCAGGTTCTCGATGTTACTGTTGCATCTGGTAACGTCACCAATATTGAAATGCTAACAGGTGGCAACGGTTATACCGATGCTCCTTCTGTGTACATTGTTGACGATAGAAAGGATCCATATGGCGATCCTATTGGTGGCACAGGAGCAACTGCTGCTGCAACTATCTTTAATGGTCAGATCACGGATATCAACATTACCAACTTCGGTAGTGGATATTCTGAAACAGAGCCCCCTAAAATTTACATTGCCGAGCCTAAATCGGCAAGAGCATCTGTTGCTGTTGGTTTCAATGAACTGACTGGTTACGAGATCATTGAAAGAGGTAGTGGATATTCCCCTTCTGCATTCCTAGGATGTAGTCGTGGTGTATCTGGTGCTGTTGGATATGACAACCTCCATAATGAGATCTACGCTGGTGAAGCAACACTGCGTCAGTCTACTCACCCAGCAGCGTCTACAGTTATCAACCTAGACTCTTTGTTCATCAGAGAAGTCTTTGATAAGTTTAGAAGACAATATCTCCCCACTATTGAGATTGATTACTCTTCAATCAATCCAATTCAAGTAATTAAGAGCATTACTGATTTCTACATCAGTAAAGGTACTGAGCTTTCCACACAGTATCTGTTTAAGATCATGTTTGGTGAGCAGGTGGAGATCTACTATCCTAGAGATGAGATCATTTCCCCATCTGCTGCAACATGGGTTGTTGATACTGTTCTGCGTGCTGAATTGATTTCAGGTGATCCTGGAAATCTCATCGATTCTCAACTTATTCAGTATGCTGATCCTGTTGACCTTAGTGTCAAGGCAGCAAATGCTCTGATTGAAAACGTCATTACCATTATTGAAGGTAAGGACACTATCTACGAATTGGCAATCTCAGAAGAGACGCTATCTGGTAGTTTCATCATCCCTTATAAGACTACTCTAGTTGAGCCACTGACCACCACAGGTCAGATTATTACCGTTGACTCCACGATTGGATGGCCAGAAAGAAACGGCACCATTCGTATTAACGATGTAGAGACTGCACAGTATAAGGAGAAATCACTTAACCAGTTTATCGAATGCACCAGATCTCAAAATGGTGTTGTAGAAGATTGGGATCCTGGCACGATTGTATACTCTGACATTTTTGTCTATGTCAATAAGGGTACATCTACTGAGTGTAAACTCAGAGTGCTTGGTATTGCAGAAGCAGGTACAACGATCCTGGAAGATACTGGATCTTACTATCTGCAAGGCGACAAACTAAAAGTTGCTAAACTCGGATCTTCATCTGAAGATGAGAGATTATCTTCTTGGTTATACAACGTTAAGAAACTGATTCAGGTTAATACTGTCACTCCTGGTGGTGTTAACAACCAAACTGCTACAGTTGTTTGTGATAACCCACATGGTCTCCTGGTATCTGATCAGGTGACGATTTATGGTGCTAACCCTGTTGTATTCAACGGCACGTTTACCGTTACTTCTCGTATCGATACACTGCAGTTTACATATCAGATTAATACACCTACAGAAATTATTCCAGAAGGTAACATTCTTCTCTCTGTGGACCTTAACAGAGGTAAGTCCGATATCAATTCCATTAACAGTGTTGTTAGTGAGTTTACAACGAACATCCAAAACTCCTTCTTCAATGCTGATTATGTTTATGTTGCTTCCTCTGGTCTACCCAACTATAAGGTTGGTCCTTTCACAGGATCAGCACTGATTCCTGGTAACCAGCGCAAGCTGCTCCGTTTCCCCCGTTTAGTCCAAACGATTTCCGAGCGTCAAGACATCTCAGCAAACACCTCGATTGGTGCTTGGGTGAATGGTGTGTCTATCTGGG